CTTCTTGCGACGCTTGAGGGTACGGCTGCCGTCGTTGAAGGTGGTCTCGGTCCACTCGGTGCCCTCGTGGTCGGTCCACTCGAGCTCCGTGTAGTTCTCGGTCACGGTCTTGGACTGCTCGGCAACTACGGTGTCTACGTCCTCGCCGGTCTCCTCGGCCTCGATCTCGGCCAGGGCATCGGCGACCTCGTCGGCCGGGGTGCCCTCGATGACGTCCTGCTGGATGAGGCCGAGCAGGTCGTCCTCTTCCTCGGCGGGAGCTTCCTCAGCCGGGCTGGTCTCGCTGCGGAACCAAGGCTCGGTGACCTTGAGCTCGATCCAGGTGGAGCCTTCCTCGACAGTCGTGTCGGCGGACAGCGTGCCCTTCTTGATCAGCTGGTTCAGCGAGACCTTGGCCTGCTGCTTGTTCTTGACGAGGCCCTTGGCGGCAATGTCGTTGACGAGGTTGTCGAACCATGCTCCGTTGCTCAGGTCGACGTTCGCCAGGATGGCCGTCTGGTTCTCGGTGTACTTGGTCTCGCTCATTTTTGGTTCCTGCTTTCGAGTTGATCGTTTTGTCGTCTTGGCGTGTGCCGGTGTTGCTACACCTAACGATACTACCAAGATGGACAATAAGTAAAGTCCTCCGACAAAAGAGGCCTCTGCCGGTGTTGGCAGAGGCCTCAAGCCTAGCTTGCGAGGTGCTCCTGGGCGGAGAGTAACGCGTCCTCCCAGTCGTCCGGTTCATCCGTGTCGACCCAGCGTACCCGGGCGGACTGCTTCTCCAGATCACGCACCAGGTTGTCCGTCTTCGTCACGGTGGACTGCACGAAGGAGGACACCTGGCCTGCTCCCCGCTGCAGCAGCCGGAGGTCGTGGATCATCGGGTCGCACCGGAGGGCCAGCACGAGCAGGTCGGTCGTCAGGTTGAGCGCGTTGAGGAAGCGACGGGTCGCCAGGGTGGCTCCCTCCGCCACGATCATCTGCGGAAGTTCCCCGCTGCCGGTGAACCCTTCCTGGTTCTGGAACAGCCACTCCTCGCCGGTCGGGGAGCTGGCCCGGTCCAGACCGTCGCTACCCGGGAACTCCTCCCGCATCACTCCGAGGTACAGCCCGACGACGCTGTTGCCGTCGGACATCCGGTGGCCCCTGAGCGTCACCAGGTTCCCCCGGGCATTGGGCTTGGCGTGGAGGTCCTCCAGCGGTCCCAGGCCCACGTCCAGCCGGGACAGGAGCTCACCTGTGAAGGTGGACTTCCCAGTCCCGGCTGCCCCGATGACGTACACCGACTGTGTCATCCTATCGGCCCGCCCACGATCCAGAAGCAGGTCTTGCCGTCCCGGGCGTGCCACCACTCGTTGTCCGAGCCGTTGAGGAACCGCACGACCTTGCCCTCATAGGTGGGGTGCATGACGATGTCGTCCACAGTCTCCGGCATCTTGTCACCGTAGTCCGCGAACCAGCCATGCAGGGGCATGTGCTCGAGCTGGAAGGAGAACTGGTCCATCTTGACCCCTACCCGGTCCAGCCGGTTCTTCACCCACGGCAGCCGGTCCGGGCCGACCCCCACCAGCACCACACGCTTGAGGTTCTCCGGCATGGAGAAGTTCCACAGGCCATACAGCACGCCTGCAGCCGTGTTGCCGGAGCCGAACGGCAGCACCAGGGTTTCTACCTCGTTCGGGAGGTTCATCACCTGAGCCCCGCCCACTGCGAGGAAGGCCTCGATGTCCTCGAGAGGAGCGTTGTCGGGCGTGGTGATCCCGTAGGGGAGCTGCCAGGCTCCACGCTCCTCTGCAAGCCGTTTCCCGGCTCCCTGGATGACCGGGTTGTAGGCCACCTTCGAGTCCAGGTTGAGGTCCGCCCCGGCGTCCATGGCGATCTTGACCGAGACGTGCTTGGGAGCGGTCTCCGGCTTGCTGGCACCAAGCACCAGCGTGCACGGCAGTCCGAACTCCTCGGCCAGGACCCCCGCCATCGCTGCCTGCGGGCTGAGCACGGAGCTGGCCGACACGACGGCCTTGGCCCCGCGCTGCACAGCCTTCTCCATCAGGTGCCGGCAGGCCCGGAACTTGGCACCGTTCACGCCATACTGCTCATTGCGGAAGAGGTCCTCCCGCTTGTAGTACCTGCCATTGCGCAGGTCAATCGGGGTGAGCTCGTTGGGGTCTGTGATTGCTACCACTTGGGGTCCTTTCGTATGCCGTACACACCATGGTGCACGCCTTCGTTGAAGCTGTTTTCCATGTCGGGCCAGTCGTGGTCCATCATGATGACCTGGCCGGTCTCGAGGTAGTGGTTCTGCTTCACTGCCGTGAGGCCGGGGTCGTTGGGGTTATCCTCGAGCCGGAGGTAGACCGGGAGGTCCTGCTTGCGGGCTTCCCAGAGGATGTCGAAGCGCTTGCCGAACCGGGCCTCAGCCTTCTTGATCCGGTTGTAGGCCATGTCGGCATACACGTTCGGATACCTCCGGTTCGGCTTGTGCCACGACTTGTACGTGCACAGTGCCGACTCCATCGTGAGACGTCCCACGTCGGGGTGCCCCGGGTTGCGCTCCCGGGCCTCGTCGAGGAGGTCGTCGGCGAACTTGGTCAGCCCGGGCACCAGCCCCAGCATGTCCGCGTCGTCGGCTTCCCAGTAGACCGAGTCGTACCCGGCGACCAGGGCCACCCCGTTGCGGTGGGACCGGCTCCCCGACTTGTCCTCGAGGAGCCAGCTACCCATGTCCGGCACAATGCCCGTCCCGAGCAGGATGCGAGCGTACTCCATCATGCTCCAGGCCGAGAGGCGACCCATGTAGGGCTGAGCGTTGCTGTATGCCCAGGTCGCCTCCCACCCCTCTGATCCCGCCTGGAACCAGTCGAGAGCAGGGCATGCTCCGTAGACGTGGTACCACCGCTCGGTGGCCTCGCCGAACTTGCTCTTCTGATGCCGGCGATCGGTGTCGAAGTCCATCAGCTTGAAGTTGTCGTTCCAGAACTCGACCGCCCGCTGCCAGTGACGGTGGGTCGGAGCAGCGTCCAGCAGGAGCAGGCTCATCGCCGGGTTCTGCGTGTTGCCGTTGAGCCAGGCCAGCCAGGCCCTCTGGTCCTCGTCGAGATCATAGGCCTCGGCGATTGCCGGAAGGAAGCTGTACACCAGCCCCGGGTGGGACTTGTACTGCAGGTGGAAGGAGTAGAAGCGCTGGAACGCCTCACGCCGGTTCTCCGGCAAGCGCCAGTCGGTCACGACTCGTACCCTGCCCAGGCCCGGGTAGCGTTGCGCTCCGAGTGGCTGAGGGCCTTCGCTTCGGCCACGGTCTCCTCGGACCACAGACGCACAGCCAGAGGGTAGACCGTGCGGGCGAGGGAGGCAACGAACTCCATGCGGTCCGTCCGCTTCTCCGTCACCAGGTGCTCCAGCTCGTCGAAGCTGTTGGTGGCGGCAGCGATCAGGTCCGCGTTGCTGGGAAGGTTCCCCGGCAGTGCCATCTTCTCCAGGCCCTCGAGCCAGGCGTTCACCCGGGAAACGTGCTCCGGGCCGGAGGTGTAGTTGGCCTCGCCCCCGGCGATGCGGATAGCGTTCTCCGTCAGCCACAGGTGGTACTTGACCAGGTACATCAGCAGGTCGATGGCGGTGTCCGCGCTGGTGTCTCCGCCCCCGGCGACTCCCAGCCGGTCCACCTTGCGAGCGATATTGGCCATGATGCCAAGCATCTCGCCACGCTTCTTCCAGCTATCCCCGTAGGCTGCGTTCTTCTCCGAGTGAAGGTGGGTCGCGAAGGTGGTGAACGCCTTGCGGTCGTCGTCCGAGATTGCCGGCTGAGGTGCCTTCCGGGCCGGGCTGTTCAGAGCTGCCTCGTAGAGCGACGTACCCTCGAAGCCCATCATGCTGAGGATGTCCCAGTCCCGACGGTTCCAGGCGTAGAGCACCCACAGCCAGGACTGCAGCAGAGGCTCCGGGAAGCTCTTGATCGCGGTGATGATGTGGGCCTCAGTGGCGCTGTCGTCCCGCAGGTAGGCTTCCACGTTGAACCACTGCTGTACCAGGTGGTCGAACTGCTCCAGTGTCCCGGTGAAGGCGAACTCCGGGGCAGCCTTCTCAAACTCCTGAGGCTCCTGCGAGAGAGCCTCGGAGGCGATCGCCTTGGCCTTGTCCCAGTGACGCTCATAGAGGTGGAGAGAGGAGATGGAGAAGGTGACTGAGCCACGCTTCAGCCCGGTGAGCCCGGCCACCACGTTCAGCAGCGCGGTCCACTCGAAGGCGTTGATGCCGGACCAGCCCCAGAAGAGGTCGTTCGAGCGGATGGCGACGTGTGCGTGCAGCACCCCATCCCGAGGCAGGAAGTGGACCCAGTTGTTGCAGGGTACGTCCTTGCCGGGAGCGTTGTCAATCTGCGGGTTGTAGATCGTGAAGACCGCCCGGCGAGTACCCGGGTCCTCCAGCAGCAAGCCGACGATGTGGGCAAGCTGGTCCACCCCGGAGGTCCACATCTCGCCGTCGTGCTCGTAGGACCAGGCCCGAAGGCGAGGCCCATAGCCACCGCGCCAGACCTTGTTGTCGTCGGAGAACTCGCCCGCCCGGGGCAGGTAGTG